CACCCGTTACCGAATTGGTAGCCTTTATCCTGAACCGCCAAGAGGCACGTGGCCATGATTCGGAAACGGCTCATATCTATTCCGTTGGCTACCTTGCCTCCATGTTGGAAAAGGCTTGCAACCTCTCTCCTAAGGTCCGCAAGGACGTCCAATCCCACCTTGATTTTATTAAAGGCGCAAAATGAACCGCATGATAAAGGACCAGTACCTGACCTCCGATGGGGTCCTGATTACAATTTGCAAGCCTGCCAAGCCACGCCGGTCGGAACGGACTTGGTTACCAACCAAAGGCTCCGTGTTCCAACTTGGTGCCAAAGGTGCAAACCTTCGGAATGCTGGCCTGCCCCATGCCAAAGGTTGACCAATCCGGTCAAGTATTGGTTGCCAAAATCTACCACTTCCGCCATAATCCAACCATGTTGAAAAGAAAAGGAATCGAAATGAACCACCTCTCCAAAACCTCTAAGCTGGATGGCATCCTCTCTTGGTCTCTCCAAGCCATTGAAACCTGTCCTGGTTCCAAAGCAACCAATGGCCAGTTGGTTGCCGCCTGTTCTGGTTGCTATGCTACCACCGGAATGTACCACTTTGGCGCCGTGAAGGCAGTCCGTGCCGATAATAAGGAAGCATGGCAGGATGCCGGTTGGGTTGACCTCATGGTAAAATCATTGGCCAAAGCCAAGTTTTTCCGTTGGTTTGATTCCGGCGACCTGTACTCCTTGGAATTGGCTCACAAGGTTTTTGCCGTCATGGCGGCCACTCCTCATGTGAAACACTGGCTCCCAACACGGATGGCAAAATTCGAAAAGTTCCAGCCAGTCCTTGCTAAAATGCAGGCACTTCCCAATGTAATGGTCCGATTCTCCTCTGATTCGGTCTCCGGTGAATTTACCCCAGGCGTTCACGGTTCTACAATTATCCATGACGCCGAATCCGCACCAGAAGGTGTTACCGTGTGTGGTGCATACAACCATGGCGGCAAGTGCAATGGTTGCCGTGCATGTTATTCTAAGGATGTAGCCGTCATTGGTTACCCTGCCCATGGCCGCAAAATGGCCAAAGTGATCCGTTTATCCGTAGCCGCTTAATTTAAAGGAAAGAAAATGAGCAAAATCAAGTTACCTTTCGAATGCATGGTTGGAACACAACCAGAGAAAATCACCAATCCATTTTCTGGTGAGTCCATTACATTGCCTCCAGAGGCGGTTGCGGTGTACGATACAATCCAAGGATGCCAGTACCTGCAGGACTATAAAACCATGGAGAAGGGGCTGGACTGGTTCCGCCGCCACTTCCCAGAGGCTTACATGGTGCTCCTAGATTAATCCATCCTCTGGATGGAGTACTATAGTACTAGGTTGCCAAATCCTGTGGTTCCGCCATAATCCAACCATGTTGAAAAGAAAAGGAAATGAAATGACAGAATTTGAAATTATCACCACTGCCATTGTCGTGGCACTGGTCTTTGCCGCCAAGGTCTACATCCTCTCCAAAATCTAAAAGGAACCATTATGACAGAATTTGAAACCAAGTGCTACGGTATGACCGAAGCCGACATCCGCACCCAGTACATGGGCTCCATCACCGCTAAATTCTCTGGCTTGGAAATGGTGGTCATGTCCATCCTGTCTGATTGTCAGGAACTACAGGCTATGGGTCGCACTGAGGCGGTCCGTAAGCAATTGAACGTGGCTAAATTCATCCTTGACAAAATGATGGATGCCAGAGGCCATTCGGTTTGAGGAAAGGAATCACTATGTTTTCAGAGAATAAGTGGGAGAACCTGGCATTCCAGGTGGTGTTGGTGTTAGGCTTGGTGGTGCTGGCGCTGGACTTGCTATACTGGCGAGCCGGTTAAAGGTTGGGTGGCAGTTGCCTTGGGGCACCTTCGGGTGCCCTTTTTTTGTGCTTAAAAGTCCGGAGGCAGTGCCTTAAAGGTAACGCCATGTAAGCAATTTTGTGCTATGGCCCAAACTCTTTTCTTCTCTTTTTTATTTTCTGGGGCCTCCAACACATTTTCGAAATTCAGTAGTCCATCAAATTTTTTTCGGAGGTCCGGCTCAAATTTTCGAATTTTTTCAATTTTAAGTTCTCTTTATGTTTTCTATCGGATATGAACACTTTGTTTTTTTCTGTGGACCAAGGAAGAAGCATCTGCTTACCATCTGTAGGGTATTTCATTGTCCTAAACGGTACCCTTTTATGTACAGCATCTTCATATTTTGTCATTATTTGTGCTGTGAGGTTTGGATAGAAAAAACAGCATGGGAAATCTTTGATACCGAAAGATTCTGTACCATACAGACTATTCCATTCTAATGAATTCCGTTTGCTTGTTCTTTGAAAGTTCAATTCATCACTAAAGAATCCATCGAAAATTGATTCGTCATAATTAAACCATTCACCGCTTTTTCTGAATTCACTGAATTTTTTGTGTAGTGTTTGTTCCAGTAAAAAACTTTGTTCCTCAGATTCACAATCAATCTGATGGATCAATCTCAATGTATTTGGATTACCAGTCTGTAAATCGGATAGCCTGTCATGTATGTTATTGGCTTTACCGATTTTTACTGCATTAGATTCCGAATCTAAAATGAAATATACTTTCAAGATTTGTCTCCATAATTTTACTCTGATACCTTCTGATACCAATCGGTGAATGCCGGAAGGCGTCCGGAGGCGCCGGAACTCCTGTATTATTCTGAGGGGACCTCGTAGATACCAGGTCGAACGATCTTCTCTTCCCGTGTCGTCTTTCGCATCTTTGGTTTCGTTTCAAAGTGCTTTCTCATCTCTTCGATACAATCTCTACGGAATGCATCTTCTATCTGGTCCCTATAGTCTTTATAACCTGGTGAGAGGTTCTGTACCACAGAGATACATTCTTCAATGAGTAACTCAGAGAACTTTTCCAGTTTAGTTGGAACACCTTCTGGATTGTGTACCAATAAGCCAGACTCTCTTGCAAGTTCTTTGATTCGTTCGTTCATTTTAATACTTTCCTGATGCTAGTACGATTTGACAAATATGTTCTAATCGTTCAATGTGTTCAAATGCTCGCCAAGGGCTCGTATCAATAGCAACCACGCCGTGACCCTTGATACCTACGATATCGTAAGCAATGTTACCATCTTTGTCTAACTTCAGATTCTCATGGCATCGGTCAGCAAGTTCTTGACTAATCGGTGGTACATCACCAACGTTAGGTGCAACCTTCGTATAGCGGTTAAGTTCGGGGAAAGCATCACTAATAGTACTCAGGTCGATACCTCTGTGCATAGCCGCAATACAATAAGTTGGATGCAAGTGTACTACTACACGAACATCATTAGAGTGTTGACCCATTGCTCTCTGTAGTCCAAAGTGCAGGGGTAATTCTCCACTAGGTTTTAGTTTAGCACTAATATCAGAGTATGGCAACTCGACACAATATTTACTGTAGATTGAATTTGCTAGACCAATCTTCTTAAATTGATCCGGTTGTAGTGTTTGTTTCCGTACACCAGACGGTGTGATATAGAAGTGGTCACGGTCATGGTGACGGATGCTTACGTTACCGTCACGGCTGGTAATCCAGTTTCGTCTGTATGCTTCAACTAAAGTATCACAGATTGTTTCTAACATTATCCGTTTCCTACAATAAAGTGTTTTCGCAACACTTCTAATTTATCTTCATACTCAGCTATGTGTGATATTTCTTTTTCTACGGCACCCATCCAATCAGTATGATCGTGTATAGCCATTGGTTTATTCAACATAACTTCCACATTCATTTTGTGTCTAAGAATGCCTGCCGAAAAATCAGCCTCTAGTGCATCTAATAGTTGTTTTTTCATTTTATTTCCTTGGTTCATTTTCTTCATCCTCTCCATTCTTGTGCATATCCCATAGTACTATTCCTACTACGGCTACTGTGAATAATACGGCAATAATTTCATTGAAAGTCATGTTTATACTTCAATTATGTATTTCATTCTTTGACACCATACATGAGTTGCATGGCATCATAAGCACAATCATCAACTGGATTGTGTTTCGTCACATGGAGTGCAGGATCAAATCCTGGGTATTCCACTTTAGCATATCCAGATGGAGAGCCAATAATAAAATCAATAGCAGTTCTCACATCTCTCCATCTGGAAAAATAAAACACAGGCTTCACTTCAAGTTGTTCTTCAAGTGAATCTAGCACCAGCTGGTCGAGATTACCACGTGCCCATACAATACACTTGTCGTGGTTAGGAAATTGTGTTGACCAAGTTCTGAGAGACTCAACCGCTTCTTCAGCAGTAACATCAATCACGGATGGGCGGAAGGACTTGTTCCGTGCGTTATCGCATTGTTTGGACCACCACTCGATTGTACTCCGCTTCGAGGTTCTTTTCAGTCGTTTCATCTGGTCTTCTGCATCTAGTTTAACAAAGAATGCCGAATCAATCAGTTCTTGGTAAGACTTCTTCTCTTCTGGATTGAAGTAGAGGCAGGCCATTGATAGAATCACCGAGGATGAATCTTTACCTAGCGTTTCAACATCAAATACAAACATTACTCAATTGCCCTATATTCAAACTTCCAATATGTACCACCTTCTTGATAAAACTCAAGATTGCCTCTTCGTTCAACTTTCTCAAGCCAACGGCAATCGTGGTCTTGAATACGAACGGGATACCATGCAAACCAAACATGCCATGTCATGCGTCTGTCTCTCCTGATTTTTAGATAATCAAGGAATTTGTCACAATCAAATTTCATTATTTTCCAAAGTTGGATTGTACTGACTTAATTACTGTATTGATAGTATACTCTAATCGGTCTTTATCGAA